GACGTAACTCCTACAAATGTAGAAAAAGAGGATATATTAGAGAAAACTAATAATGTTGCTGTGTAAGGGATAAGTGACAAGTCACCAGTAGTAAAACACTTTACTTTTTTGGATTGGAAATGAAACACAAACACGCTAAAGAAATACATGCTTGGGCAGAAGGTTACACAGTACAGCATAAAGTACATCTGTGTTGCGAACATCCAGATACTGCTAGATGGGAAGATTGTACTGTTACACCAGGTTGGTACGAAGATAGAGAATACAGAATTAAACCTATTGAGAAGGAGTTATGAAACATAATATTGAGGATTGTAAGATTAAGTTAAGAGCTATCTGGAGTTTGGCACAACAGATTAAGTTAGGTGTTAGAGAAGATGTTGATGAACAAGTTATTGTAATGCTTGCTGAACAGATACAACAAGACACTGAATTATTAGAAGGTGAAGATGAATGAATGTATTAAGTTTGTTTGATGGAATGAGTTGCGGGCAGATTGCCTTAGACCAATTAGATATTAATGTTGATAACTACTATGCTGCCGAAATTGATAAATGGGCGATTCAAGTAGCTAAAAAGAATTATCCAAACACTAAGCATCTTGGCGATGTAACTACACTAAGAGGTATGGATTTACCTAAGATTGATTTATTGATGGGCGGTTCGCCTTGTCAAGGATTCAGTTTTGCTGGTAAACAGTTAAACTTTGATGACCCACGTTCAGCATTGTTCTTTGAGTTCGTTAGATTACTTGAAGAAACTAAGCCTAAGTATTTCTTGCTTGAGAATGTAAGAATGAAGCAAGAATATCAAGACGTTATTAGTGAGCATTTAGGTGTTAAGCCAATAATGATTAATTCAGCTTTATTGTCTGCTCAGAATAGGGTTAGATTGTATTGGACTAACATACCAAACATTGAACAACCAGAAGATAAGGGTATTGTGCTTAAAGATATTCTTGAAGATGGTGTTGATGACTCATTTGCTCAACACAGGGTTGATAAGTTTGAATCAACAATGAAAGAAAATCCAAAAATTTCAAAAAAGGGCATTAAACAACTTAACTCGCCAAGTTTTTCACAACACAGGGTTTATGGTATTGATGGTAAATCACCAACACTTTTAGCAGGTAACTCTGGAGGTGGTAAAGAGCCTTGTAAAATACAATTAAGACCTTGCGAACTGAAAGAATTTAATAAAGACTCAACGTGTCACCACGTAGCAACAGCAACAGATATTAAAGGCAATGAATCAATTAAACGAGTTTATGCTGATAGTGGTAAATCACCAACAATAACAACAATGGGTGGTGGACATAGAGAGCCAAAGGTCCTATGTGGCGCTTGGCGTGGTAGATATATTAAAGATGGAAAACGTCAGGACCATAAAGGCAGTGTTGCAGGTAAGACAGAACAAAGGCTAGAAATTAGACAAGATGGTAAGACTAATACTTTGACCACCGTTCAGAAAGATAATGTTGTTGTTACACCACCAACCTACCGCAAATTAACACCAATGGAATGTGAGCGTTTACAGACTGTGCCTGATAATTACACAGAGGGGGTATCTAACACTCAGCGTTATAAGATGCTTGGCAATGGTTGGACGGTTGATGTTATTGCTCATATATTAAAGGGGATGAAATGATTGACCTAGAGCATCAGGTACAAAAAGCAATATGTCAGTATTTGGATTTAAGAGGTGTATGTTACTTTGCAATTCCTAATGGTGGAAAGCGTAAGGTTAGAGAGGGTGAAGAAGGAATGACTCAAGATGAGATTTGGGAAAAGGTGGTAAAAGAATTATGAGCGTTGAAGAGGCATTAAAGATTGCTAAAGAATTACAGTTTAGGCAAGATCATAACAAACTGAAGCATTATAAGCCTTATGAATATCAAGAGAGGTTTCACAATGCTAAAGCAGCACAGAAACTATTGATGGCTGGTAACAGGATTGGTAAGTCATATTGTGGTGCAGCAGAATTAGCCTTTCATTTAACTGGTTTGTACCCTAAGTGGTGGCAAGGTAGGAAATGGGATAGGCCTATTAGAGCTTGGGCTGGTGGTGCATCGAATGAAACTACTCGCGACATTCTACAAAAAGAACTATTCGGACAGCCTGATGATCCTCATGCAAAAGGAACAGGTGCTATACCGTTAAATCTAATCGGTGAGAAAACCAGAAAACCCGGAGTGCCAAATGCTCATAACTCAGCTGTTATTAAGCATGTTAGCGGTGGCTGGTCTAGGGTTGGTTTTAAAGCTTATGAGATGGGTAAAGAAAAGTGGATGGGTGAGTCACTAGATGTTATCTGGCTAGATGAAGAACCACCACCAGAGATTTATTCTCAGTGTGTGACTCGTACAGCGGATAAAGGTGGCATGGTTTATATGACATTTACGCCTGAGAACGGAATGACTGAAACTATTGCTCAGTTTATCAATGACTTGAAGCAAGGTCAGTTTATGATGCAGGCAGGCTGGGATGATGCACCTCACATGACAGAAGATGTTAAAGAGCAGATATTAGCAGCACTACCACCACATGAAAGGAAGATGCGAGAACAAGGTATTCCTTCTCTTGGATCGGGATTGGTATTCCCAGTTCCTGAAGAAGTCATTAAATGTGAGCCTTTCGACATACCTGATCATTTTCCTAGGGTATGTGGCATGGACTATGGTTGGGATCACCCTACTACAGCAGTATGGATTGCTTGGGATCGGGATGCAGACATTGCTTATATATATGACAGTTATTCTCAAAGACAAGAAATACCAGCAGTTCACTCAGCCGCTATCAACGCAAGACCGAAATGGATTCCAGTTATATGGCCGCGAGATGGTAGGCAAGCAGATAAAGGATCTGGTACTCCGTTAGCAGATCAATATCGAGCATTAGGTGTAAACATGATGCAAGGTAGAGGTAAGAGTTGGGGCGGTTGGTTTACCAATCCACCAGTAGATAATCAGCAGGAAGGATCAGGTGGAGTTTCACTAGAATCTGGAGTCATGGAAATGCTTGAAAGGATGAAAACAGGCAGATTAAAGATATTTTCAACACAATCGGGCGTTTTTGAGGAATTAAGGATGTATCATAGGAAAGAGGGAAGAATAGTTCCATTTAAGGATGACTTGATTTCTGCTATGAGGTATGCGGTGTTATCTTTGCGACATGCGAGGATTAAACACTCCCAGCCTAGGCAGTATGAAGCAGATAGTAGTTTTAATATATTTACATAGGAGAAATAACATGGGCGGATTTGTAAGAAAAGTTTTTGCACCATCACCACCGGCATACACGCCACCAGCAGCACCTGTTGCTGCACCAGTAGCAGCTAGAGTAGAACCTGAAGCATTAGCACCTGAAGCATTAGCACCTGAAGCAGAAGTTCCAGCAGCAATGTCAGAATCCATCAAGAAGAAAAAGAAAGGCAGATATAGTACACTTCTTACTGGATCGGAAGGATCACTAGGTAGTCCAGATATTGAGAAGAAATCACTATTGGGGAATTAATATGGGTGTATTTAGCGCGATTAAAAAGATGTCTTTACCAGCTTTGCAGTTCAAAGACTCCCAAGGTAATAATGCACCAGCAGCAGTTAATAGGGTGGGCAATCAGGGGATGCAAAAAATTGCAAAGCCACTTGGATTTCAAGATAATCCAGCACTAGCAGACCTACCAGAACCTGCATCAGTCGCAGCAGCATCAGAAGCTGGGCTTCTAAAGAATAAGAAAAAGAAGGGTCGTTACGGAACATTACTTACAGGCGGTAAGGGCGTTACTGATGATGCAGAGTTAAGTAAAAAATCACTATTGGGAAATTAGTATGGGAAAGAAATCAGCACCAGCACCTATTATACCACCTGCATATACAGCACCTCCAGTACCGGAAGCTGTAGATCGTAAAGATCTAGACAAGCAGACACAGGAAGCTAGAGAAAAAGCAATCGCAGCATCAACATCTACAAAAGATGGATCTGCAGCACCTCAAGCATCTTTGTTATCTGAGAGAAAGTTCTGGGAAGAGCAGGAAAGTAAAAAAACATTGTTAAGATGATCGAGTTAAGACCGAATGCAGGACAAGAAGTTACAGATTGGATTACAAAAAGAGTAGGGGTTACAGCTCTTAGTGATTGTACTAATTTTGGTTTTTATGAAGAGGGTGAATTAGTTGGGGGAGTGGCATTTTATGAATACAGAATACAAGATATTGTGTTTTCAGGTGTCATGGAGAAAGGTAGTTTTAATAAGACAATGCTAAGAACATTGTTTAACTACCCTTTTATTCAATTAGATTGCCATAGAATTACTGCCTATACAGAAACAGATAATAGGCAAGCAAACTTATTCTTAAAGAGATTAGGTTTTAAAAAGGAAGGCACTATGAGAGAAATCTCAGAGCGACTAAAAGATATTCACATTTATGGTATGCTAAAAAAAGAGTGTACTTGGTTATAGGAGAACAACATGGGAAAGAAATCAGCACCAGCACCTTATATTCCACCGCCACCGGTTGATTACGCACAAGAATCAGTGCAAAGACAGAAAGAAGAAGCGGAAATGGATGCAGAAATTGTATTAGAAAGAACAAAAGCTTTGAATAAGAAGAAGTCTGGCAGATATGCAACACTACTTACTGGTGGTGAAGGCTTACAAGACGAAGCAGATGTTAAAACTCGTTCACTTCTTGGATCGGGAAAGAAATAGGAGATTATTATGGCAGTAGAGCAAATTATTAAAAGGCTTGGAGCATTAGAGTCGGCTAAAGGAACATGGACAGATCACTGGCAAGAGATACTTGACTATGTAATGCCTAGAAAAGCAACAACTACAGTAAGATATTCTAAAGGTGCAAAGCGCACTGAGAAGTTATATGACTCTTCTGCAATCCATGCCAATACATTATTAGCTGCATCATTACAAGGAACACTAACTTCAGCATCATTACCTTGGTTTCACCTAAGAGTAAGAGATGAAACACTGAATCAACAGCGTGATGTTTCTGTTTGGTTAGAGGATTGTCGTAATAGAATGTATAAAGCCTTTAGTACATCTAACTTTAATACTGAAGTACATGAGTTTTATCTTGATATTTGCTCTATCGGTACATCTTGTATTGAAGTAGAAGAGAATGGTGGAGATCTAAACTTTAGGGCTTTACATATTTCAGAGTATTTTATTGCTGAAAATCATAAAGGACAGATTGATACACTATATCGTAAGTTTGAATATTCAGCTAGACAAGCAAAGCAGAGATGGGGTGATGCCTGTGGAGCTAAGATTGACGATGCGTTTAATTCCAAACCAGATAAAAAATTTGAGTTTATACATTGTGTAATGCCAGCAGAAGAATATGAAGGTAAGAAGATCACTAAATTACCTTGGGTTTCTATATATATATGTATAGAAGATAAAAACATTGTTCATTCTGGTGGTTATAACGAATTACCATACCTTGTAACAAGATGGTCTAAGGCTTCAGGCGAAGAATATGGTCGTTCACCTGCTTACAATGCACTACCAGACATCAAAACTCTGAACAAAGCAGTAGAATTAGGTCTTAAAGCATGGGCTAAAGCTATTGATCCACCACTTCTAGTAGAAGATGACGGTGTAATCGGTAAGGTTCGTACTACTCCAGCAGGTATTACTGTTGTTCGTAGAGATGGAGCTATCAAACCATTAGATACAGGTGCTAGATTTGATGTGTCTGACATGAAGGAAACAGAATTAAGAGGTGCTATTAAGCAAGCATTCTTCTCAGATCAGTTAGAACTCCAGCAAGGCCCTCAAATGACTGCTACAGAAGTGCAAGTTCGTTATGAATTGATGCAAAGATTACTTGGCCCAACACTAGGTAGATTTCAAACAGAGTTTTTAAACCCTCTTATCGAAAGATGTTTTGCTATTATGGATAGGAGTGAGAAATTCCTACCTGCTCCAGAAGCGTTAGATGGAATATCTATTGATATTGAGTATGTTGGCCCTCTAGCTCGTTCACAAAGAATGGAAGAAGCTGTAGCTGTAGAAAGATTGTATGAGATGGCTGCTAATCTTGCACAGATTGCTCCAGAAGTTATGGATAACATTGATCATGATTCTGCAATTAGATCTAGAGCTGAATTATTAGGCGTACCTAAGAACATTATGCGTGATCCTGCTGAAATTGAAGAGCAAAGAAAAGCTCAGATGGAACAACAGCAGCAAATGGCAGAAATGCAACAAGCACAACAAGGCGCAGATGTTGTATCGAAAGTTGCACCAGTAGCTGAACAGATCAATCCAGAAAATGTAGAATCTACACAAGCAGGGGTTGAGCAAATAATGCAGGCTATGCAATGAGTACAACAATAACAAAGTTAAGAAAGGATTATGCTGATTGTTTCGGATCTATCTCTGGGAATAAAGTCCTAGAAGATCTGAAGTCAGCGTATCAAATGCGAGAATCCTATGTGAAAGGTGATCCGTATGAAACCGCGAGGCGAGAGGGTGAAAGAGCTGTCTATCTTCGTATTATAAATATGTCAAATATAAAAGAGGAATAAACTATGAGTGAAATGGCCACAGAAGTAACAGACAACGCAGATGCGCCTGTTCTAAGTGACAACCAAGCAACAGATTGGAGAGAAGGGTTGTCAGATGAGTTAAGAGCAGAACCAACACTGGCAAACATTAACGATTTAGAATCAGCAGCAAAGACACTGGTTCACCAACAAAAAATGATGGGAAGTAGAATCCCACTGCCTAAAACAGATGAAGAGCGAGATGAGCTTTACACTAAGCTTGGTCGCCCTGAGAATGCAACTGATTATAAAGTTGATATTCCACAAGGATATGAACAATACTATCCTGAAGAAATGATGACTTCGTTTAAAGAAACAGGGCATCAATTAGGTTTATCACCAGAACAAATGCAAGGCTTAGTTGAATGGCAAAAAGGTTCAGTAGATTTCCAAATGAATCAAGATCAAGTATCTGGACAAGCGTTAGGAACTCAAACTGAAGAATCCTTAAAACAAGAGTTCGGTGCTAACTATGACAAGAACATGACTGCAGCAAAGAGAGCTTTGGCTGTATATGGTAATGATGCGCTATCAGAAAAACTAGCGAACCCAGCCATAGGTAATGATCCAGATTTAATCCGACTACTTGCTAATGCTGGAAAGGATATAACTGAAGATTCGGCTACCGGTACAGCTAACAACTCTCTGGTAATGAGTCCTATGGATGCTAGAATGAGAATTGATCAAATCAATAGTAATAAATCACATGCGTATTGGGATGCTACAAATCCTAAGCACATAGATGCTGTTGATGAAATGAATCAATTATTTGCAAAAGCGCATCCAGAATAAAAAAGTATGGTAAGATAATGCTCAAGCGGTGTAAAATCCGCTTGTAATCAACACCGCCCTTATGGATAACGGTAGATTAAAAGGTAGTTCTAAACTCGTTTAGCCAGCGTAATAGGCAGGACACCCGAAAGGACAATGACCGTTTTTTGTTTAATTATAAAAGGAGGACATTATGTCTACTCAAATTACGACTGCTTTTGTCGAGCAGTATAAAAGTAATGTGTTGCACCTTGCACAACAGAAAGGTTCACGATTACGCGACTCGGTTCGTTATGAATCAGTAACAG